CAAGACGTGGTGGAATTACTAACGCATCAAGTGCAGGTTACATTACTAGCGAAGGTGAATTCCAGAGTGTAGCACTTAACGAAGGACAGCGTGATACATTATACAGTAATGCTATTAACCCTGTAACGTTCTTAAGTGGCGCAGGACTTGTTAACTTTGGTCAAAAGACTCGTGCAAAAAATGCAAGTTCTTTGGACAGAATCAACGTTGCAAGACTAGTGATTTACTTACGTTCACAATTTAACAAACTTGCTAAGCCTTATATCTTTGAGCCAAACGATAAGATTACACGTGATGAGATTAAAGCACAAGCAGATAGTTTACTATTAGAACTAGTTGGGCAAAGAGCATTATATGACTTCTTAGTTGTGTGTGACGAAAGTAATAACACGCCAACAAGGATTGATAGAAATGAACTTTACTTGGATATAGCAATTGAACCAGTGAAAGCAGTGGAGTTTATTTACATTCCATTGAGACTTAAAAACACTGGTGAAATAGCAGGACTCTAATATGATAAATACTTATAAGCAGGAGATATTATAATGGCAATTTCAACACTAAGCAAAATTACAGTACCTTTGGATTCTAGCTCATCCGCTAGTAACCAAGGTTTGTTGATGCCGAAACTACAATACCGCTTTAGAGTGAGTCTTGAAAATTTTGGAGTATCAACACCAACAACAGAACTTACAAAACAGGTTGTAGACGTAACAAGACCTAACGTTAGTTTCGAACAAATCACAGTAGACGTGTATAACTCACGTGTATACCTAGCAGGTAAACACACTTGGGAACCAATTACACTTAACTTACGTGAAGATGTTAGTAACAACGTACAGAAACTTGTAGGCGAGCAACTACAGAAACAATTCGACTTCTTCGAACAAAGTTCGGCGGCGTCAGGTAGCGATTACAAATTTGTTACTAGAATTGAAATACTAGACGGTGGTAACGGTGCTAATACAGCAAGTGTACTAGAGACATTTGAATTGTATGGCTGTTACTTAGAGTCAGCAAACTATAACAGCTTGTCTTACTCTACTAACGATCCAGTTACTGTTGCACTAGCAATCAGATATGACAATGCTATCCAAAGCCCACAAGGTACAGGAATTGGAACAGCAGTAGGACGTACAGTTAACACAGCTATTACTGGCGGCGGCGCTAGTTAATAACAACTAATATTTCCTGAAGTATATAAAAAGGGTGTCTTTAATTAGGCATCCTTTTTTTTATCTATGCACTTAATTACATTGGATAAATATTAGCATAGGAGATTAAGTATGGCGAATAGACTTAACGGATTTTTAGACAACTTACTAACGGGTGCATTAAGTCCCAAAGGTAACTTAGCAGACGCGGCACATGCCGCTAGATTATATGTTGATGATGCACATAGGTTAACTCCTAAGTCAAAGTTTCTGTATCATGTAAGTTTTAACTTAAATGCAGATGCAGTACAATTAATCCCGCAACTAAAAACACAAGAAATTAATATGCTTGTTAAGCAAGTTGACTTACCAAAGTATCAAATTGCAACTACACTAAAGCATCAGTACAATAGAAAACGAAATTTACAAACACGATTAGATTACGATCCAATCAATGTTACATTCCATGATGACAACTACGGGCAGACTACTGCTTTGTGGGAAGCATATTACAGATATTATTTTAAAGATGGAAACTATGCAAGTGTAGACGGCAGTAATAATCCTAATACATCAAATGCGGCATATAATAGAGGCAACTGGCTAGGAACAGAAGAAGCAAATAAGTTTAGATACGGCATGGATAACGATAGTTTTAAAAACTTTTTTGAAAGTATTCAAATTTATCAAATGTCTAGAAAGCGTTACACTTGTTTCACATTAGTTAATCCTATTATTAGTGGTTGGGAACACGATACTATGGACAACAGTTCGAGTGATAGTGTACAAAACTCAATGACATTACAATACGACACAGTTTGGTATTCAAGAGGTCCAGTTAAAGATGGTATTTCACCTAAGTCGTTTGGTAGTGCTAGTGGACATTATGACCAAACACCAAGTCCTAATTCATTAGCAGGTGGCGGAACATCGAGTGTGTTTGGCGTTGGCGGAATTGCAGAAGGTGCGTCTAGTATATTTGGAGACATTAGTAGTGGCGCGGCATTTAGCAGTCCTGCAAGTTTCTTAGGAACAGTATTAAAAGCAACTAGCATTACACAAAATGCTAAAGCCTTAGGTAGAGATGGATTAAAACAAGAAGGGTTTGGAATTCTTAAAGATCAAATTGGTAAAGCCGCAGGCATTGATGTTAGTGGAGTAGCAAACCTTGCATTTCCTAAGTCAAGTGGCTTTGGCGGACTAGGTAGTACTGTAGCAACAGTTGCAGGATTAACAGCGTTTGCAGGAATGGCCACTGGCAAAATTGGTAACCCTTTATCTAGTGTTACAAACTTCTTGACTAGTAATGCAGGTGCGGCAGACTCGTTAGCTAAAGCTGGAGCATTTAAGAAAAACCACATCAATAATGGCGGAGTTCCAACTCCTGACGCTATAAATACAGCATACGCCGCGTTGTCAAGTATACAAAAAGCAGGTCAACGTCAGCAGGCTATATCAACTGCTAATGGTAATAGTACAAATATAATCTCGACGTAAAGGAATAATATGGGCGACAATACATCAACTGACAAGTTAAGTACACCGACAAACTTATACGGTAACTTACCTGCCGCTGGTGGCGATAGTGCTACTAAGGTAAAACAGTTTTTTAATCAGTACTACACAGAACCGTTTGAGTTTGCTAGTAATGAAGTTGACGCTACTGTTGCGTTCTTTGCTAAACGAGGCTTTGATGAAATAAGTGCAAATAGTATTGCAACTATCGTTATGCAACAAGCAAAGATGGACGATGTAAAAATATTTGAATTGTTAGATACACTAGGTGGATTTGACGATGTACAACTAAGCACGGTTATTACAGAGATTCTAAACTACAACAGATCAAAAATTAGTACTCTAGGTTACAAAGTTGATCAAGCAACTAATAAATTAGAAACTAGAAACATAGTGGTATAGTTCTATGGGTAAGTTTGCTCAAGGCCGCTTTACATTAAAATATCCAGAAAAATACTTAGGTAACAAAACTCCTCTTTATCGATCAAGTTGGGAATTTGCATTTATGAAATTCTGCGATGAGAGTCCTGCGGTAACTAAGTGGGCAAGTGAAAGTGTTAAGATACCATATAAGAATCCATTAACTGGTAAGCACACAGTTTACGTACCAGATTTTTTAATAGAATATGCTGATAGAAATGGTAAACCTCATGTAGAACTTATTGAAGTTAAACCTGACAACCAAACAGTAAAAGAAAATGTTGGCCGTGATAAATGGCGTCAAGCACAGTATATCCAAAATATAGCTAAGTGGGAAGCCGCTAGAGCATGGTGTAAACAAAAACGAATTTTCTTTAGAGTTATTACCGAAAAAGACATTTTCCATCAGGGCAAGAGGAAATAGGATAAATAATAGTAGCATATAATGGATAACAGCAATGACTAAAAAATTAGAAGAGTTACTCAATTTACCAGATAGTCAAGAGATTATTAAGGCAGAGCAACAAAAATCTAACGAAGTAGTTAAGTCTAGCCCACAAGAAGACTTTAGAACTATTTCAGAATTGGATAAAATTACTGCGGCATTGCCAGCTGTAAAAGGCTTGGGCGAGTTAGCAGATCAAGAGCTTAACGACATTGCAATGAAGGCTACTAGTGCATACGATGATCTTATGGACTTGGGCATGAACGTGGAGGCAAGGTATAGTGGCAGAGTATTTGAAGTGGCTGGAGGAATGCTTAAAACGGCTCTCGATGCCAAAGTTGCGAAACTAGATAAAAAATTAAAAATGATTGATCTTCAACTTAAAAAAGAAAAAATGGACAAGGACAGTGGATATGAAGACTCTGGACTAGTTAATGGCGAAGGTTACGTAGTAACTGACCGTAATAGTTTGCTTGAAAAATTGAAGAACATGGATAAATAATGTATAAGGGAAATGATATGAAAACTTTTGCAGAATATTTGACTGAGTCAAAGAAAACATACAAATTTAAAATCGGCTTAGCCGGGGATCTACCAGAAGGTTGTGTAGATACTATGGAAACTGCACTACAGAAGTTTGGTGTTATGAACATGACAGCAGGAAAGAAAACTCCTATTGTTGAACGTCCATTAGATTTTCCACAGTTACAAAACATGGAAGTTACCTACTACGATGTAGAATTAGCTTACCCTACTATTCCTCCAGTAGTTGCACAATACCTTTCACAAACATGTGCAATTGATGAAGCATATATTATTGTAAGAACTGAAGGTGCACCACAAGAGCAATATCAAGATACAGAATACAATAAAATATATGAGCCAAATTTGGGTGGCGACTTACCAGAATCGGATCCACAAGTACACGCAGAAGTCGGCGGAGAAAGAATTATGGGCTTACTAGCAGAACTAGAAAAAGCACGTAGTGAAAGAGAGAATAGCCCAATTGGTGCTATTGATACTATAGCAAACAAAGATCAAATTAAGGACATGGGAATGCCCGAAACCACTAGTCCAATTGGGAGCAAATAACATGAAACTAGAAGACATTTATAAATCAATTGACGCACTTAACGAAGCGGCATCAATGAACATTTCACTAACAGGTGATAGTCCACAAGAAGTAGGTGAACTATTTAAAGTATTAGGTGATAAAGATATTAATCCAATTGCTCCAACAGGCGACATGGGCTACGGTTTTAAACCAGAGCCAGAAGATATGGGACCAGACTTAGGTATGCGTGGTGACATTGAGAAGTCAATGGCGGCTATCAAAGGACTAGACAGACCAGACATGGACGACATGCCAAAAGGTGACATGGCGGATATGCCAAAGAAACTTCCAATGCCAGATGAGCCATGTGGAGAAGATGAGTCAGACTATTCAAATAGTCCAGATGAGAAATACCAAGACACAAAGTACATGACAAAGGATTTGTCAGGAGGACTAAACGGTCCTAAGAAATCTTATCCAAAAGTAGCAGGCGGAGATAATCCAATGGCACTAGAAGATAAAATTAGAGAAGAATTAAAAGCTAAGTTTGCTGAAAAGTTTGGCGAAGCAACAGATAGTTTCGACGAAGCTGGCTGTAAAAAAGAAATGAAACGACTTGACGCAAGTGGATGTTCAAAAAATGAAATGCTTAAAAAAGTAGATTCTAAATTTGGTTGCGGAAAAGAAAAGTTTGAAAAACTATACGCAAGTAGTTGCGGTAATCACTAAGGAGATATAGATGGCTGGAGTAACAAGAGTAGTAGGGTTAGGCGTTACAGCAGGAACACTATACTCACACAACGTAAAAGCATATTTAATTACAGTACAAGTTGCTGGTAATACAGATGTTGATTTAAGAGCTGAAGATGATGCTGTTGATGAAGCGGCAGAAATGATTATGAAGGAAATTAGCCCGTTAATGTACTTTGTAAAGAATGATGCATCAGGTGAAATTTGTGTTATCATGGACGGTAACAGTTCAGCGGCAGACATTCAAGCACGTATTAGAGCACTTGGAACAGCAGTAGGACCTAACAACATTGATGTTACAGGTACTGATGTTACGCTATCAACTAGCTTAACTACTGCTTAATAGCAAATAATAATAAAACGTCACAAGAGTAAACTCAATACCTGCTTCGGCGGGTATTTTTTTGAGTAAATAGTAGTATGGCAACAAAGAGCTTAGACGGTGTCTTAACCAAAAAGGCACACACAAGAGATACATATACCGAAGAACACATTGAGTCGTTACGTAAATGCATGGATCCTAAAGACGGATACTTGTACTTTGCAAAGCAATTTGCGTTCATTCAGCATCCAGTAAAAGGCAAACTATTATTTGATCCGTTTAGTTATCAAGTACGGTTGCTTCAAAGTTATCACGACTATCGTTTTAACATTAATATGTTACCTAGACAAACTGGTAAGACTACTACTGCCGCAATTTATTTGTGTTGGTATGCTATGTTTCATCCAGACCAAACTATTCTAATTGCCGCACACAAGTACACAGGCGCTCAAGAAATTATGCAACGTATTAGATACGTGTATGAAATGTGTCCAGATCATATTAGAGCAGGTGTTACTAACTACAACAAAGGTAGCATGGAATTTGAAAACGGATCACGTATTGTTAGTGCTACTACAACAGGTAACACAGGACGTGGTATGTCCATATCATTACTATACTGTGACGAGTTTGCGTTTGTAAACCCAAACATTGCTACTGAATTTTGGACTTCTATATCTCCTACACTAGCAACAGGTGGTCGTGCTATTATTACAAGTACACCAAACAGTGATGAAGATACCTTTGCTATTATTTGGAAAGAAAGCCAAAAGAAGTTTGACGAACATGGTAATGAAGCAATACTAGGTGAAAACGGATTCTTTGGTTTTACATGTAGTTGGGATGAACATCCTGATAGAGATGAAGAATGGAAGAAGAATGAAATTGGTCGTATTGGTGAAGAGAAGTTTAGACGTGAGTACGGCTGTGAATTCTTAATTTACGATGAAACATTAATTAACTCAATTAAACTTGCTACGCTAGAAGGTAAAGAACCTATATTAAATATGGGACAAACACGTTGGTACAAGAAGCCAACAGGCGATAATAGCTATGTTGTTACACTTGATCCTAGTATGGGTACTGGTGGCGATTATGCGGCTATACAAGTATTTGAAGTACCTACTTATAAACAAGTAGCAGAGTGGCGACATAATCAAACAGCTATACCAGGCCAGATTAGAGTTTTAAAAGACATCTGCGAATATATTAAACAAGAGTGTAATTCCAACGGGCAAAATATTTATTGGAGCGTTGAAAACAACAGCATCGGAGAAGGTGCATTAATTGTTATTAGAGATCTTGGAGAAGAGAACATACCAGGGTTACTTACTAGTGAGCCAATGCGTAAAGGCCATGTGCGTAAGTTC